CCGTTATCCCAGATCCATTCCTTACCTTCCATGATACCATTGACAAAGGCATCAGGAGCAGATGGATCTGCGACAATATCTACTGCCGAAAGCATGAAGTCCTTCTGAACTTCATTGATTCCGTTTCGTTCCTTGAGTGATCCCATACCTCTTGAGGATACACCAAGTTTGGCACCCTCGTCCATGAGGTTCTTTACGATCTTACCCATAGGAGTATCCATGATCTTTGCTTTACCTACAAGGTTATCGTTGTCTTCTCTGAGTTCTTTGATGATGTGTGATACACGATCGAGGTTTACAGTTGGACCTTGTGGGTGATTGAGTTCACCGAACGCTCTGTTCTCGTCAACATAAGTCTTGATATAACGCTTTGCTTCTCCAAAAAGAATGTTTCTTTCGTAGATGCGGTTGTTGCGATTAGGCTTATTGGCCTGCATGAAGACACCTTCAATGAAGTAATTCTTCTTGCCGTCCTCTGTTGCTTCCGTGATAATACGGACATCATCAGTTGTAGTTTCGGTGATAAGTAGCATGTACTATTCCTCTTCTTGTGGTTCTTCGATTTCTTCTACATCATGACTAGGGTATTGACTCTTAATACCATTTGCCATTTTGGCATATAGAATATCTTTAATGTTTTGTTCTGCTTCAACATAATTTTTATCTAGTAAATTATTTATAATATTAGATGGCTTCATCTGTATCCTCACTTTCGTTATCTGCTTCTTCAACTTCGGGTTCAGTCTTAGTGACTAGATTGGCCACAATATCTGGAGTAATTTGTCCTGTGACATCTTGTACCTTTAATTTAAAAGTATCACCAAATGTTTGTTGAAACTTTTCCATGTTGTCGTCGAGCATATTCTTCAATAGTTCTTCTGCTGGTTTCATTGTTCATCCTCTGTAGGTGGGACTGGTTCTGTCGCCATTTGTTTGGCGATTTCTTCCATATCCTTTTCACTTTGCTTTAAAATATTCTTTCGTACCCAGTCATCTGAGTAAAATCTTCCAAGATATGGCTCAATACTTTGGAGCATTTCTAAACGCTCACGCATAATCTCTGTTTCTTTGAGTTCTGTAAAGTAAGAATCCTTCTGGAAATCAAAGTGGATATCCTGAACAATCTTAGTCCAGTCCTCTTCCTTCATGATGCCTTTAAGAAGACACTGAGTTCTGAGTAACTGAGTGAATAGTTCAGAGAATCTCATACGCAAACGATCGATGAACTTGAAGAAGTTCAGTTCGTCTCTGCTGATTTCAGAAGATCGTCCCATATTGAAACCGTTTTCAGCATCCATTCGAGAGGTGGGAACGTGAAGGGCGCGATATACTTTCTTGAGGAAGTAGTCAACGTCTTCCATTTCTCCGAGGTTCTGTCCACCATCTAAGGTTTGAATCTCGGTTCCTCTACCACCTTCTCGTCTTGGCAACCAGTAATCTTCAAGCATGTTCATGTGCTTGCGATCATCTTTGATCTCACCAGTGCTGGCATCATAGACCAACTTGTTCTGGTAACGATTCATGATGTCTTTGAGATATTGCTCTGCTTTCTGCTTGGGTAGGTTACCCACATCGATATAGAAGATACGACGTTCAGGGGCACGAGAGATACGATATACCACAGTGGCATCTTCTGTTTGTCGAAGCATATTTAAAGGACGAATAGCCTTTTGAAGATATCCAACAACTCGCTTAGTTCCTGAGTCAATAATACCAGAGTGAACATAGCAGATAGAATCGGGAGCAATCTTTAGTCCTGATGCTGCGGTCTGGAAAGTTGACTGCTTGTCAAGGTTTGTATAAAGATAAAACTCTTGTACGTTCTTAACAACGGCAACTTGAGTTCCATTCACACTCTCTTGTGCTTTCTGAACATTACGAACCTTCTTGATCTTAACTGGATCGATGGCACGAAGTTCAATAATACCTTTACCTTTATTGGACTCATCTAAAAGAATATGATAGTAAATTTTACTATCGATATACCACCTTCTAAAAATTTCATAAGCCTTCTGATTAAACTTGAGGAGTCTTAATATTCCCTCAAACTCATCTTTCATTTTGTTCTTAATAGAAACTGGCATATTAACTTTGTCTAAATTGATGGAGAGTATTGTTCGATCTTGTCCATGAACAATAGCCTCTGTTGTAATATCATCAATCGCAAGATCGACTTCGGGATATAGGGCCATACTTCTGTAGCGGCCGATCAGATCGTTCTCTGATTTAAAACCGCCTTGAAAGTCAACGTACTGACCAAAAACTCCACCACCATCTACGGTGAATGATCCATCATACTCATCTGGACCAACAAATGACGCTGCTTTTGAGTCAGCGCCATTAGTTGATTTTTCTGTTGGTTTTCCATTGCGTCCAATAGTAAACCCAAATAAATCAATTGCCATCTAGATTCTCCGTTCCATAATAAATAATTTAAATATCAATCTACAAATTCCCAGTGATCGAATCCAATAGTAACACTAAACTCAGCGACTGCATCTGTGCTATCATATGAGAAGTCAATGGTTCCGACCTCAGATGGCCAGCAATCAACAAGTCTGATTACTTTACCTGCTGGTAGTTCTGCTGGAATACCGACTGATGTATTTGTGGAACCACCCCCACCAACATCTAATGGTGCAACGGTCCAACTACCGTATGCTGTTCCTCTATTGATTTCGTTCAATGAATAGAAAGTAGAAGACCATTCAATAAACTTCTCATGAATCGCATTTTGATCATCACATAGAACACTGATAGTCCAATCAGTGAATGTTCTATCGCCGGCTCTCTTTACTTCTCTTCCCTTGAATGGGACAGTAACAACACCAAGCGAAGCAGAAGGCATCGCCGCGGCTTTGATTAATAGAGCCTCTTCAGGAGCGAGTATAACTCCACCGAAGTTTCCTGTTACAGTATATAGGTTAGGTCTAATACCCTGACCAAATTTTCCTTTGAATTGTCCTAGTGACATTTAAACGCTCCTTTGTTCTAGTATGTATCAGGCTTCTGTGAAGAATGATCCAGAATTGTTTGCGACGAAGTTAAGTTTGACGAACTGAACTGACTTAGTAGGTTGTAGGAAGATGTCACATACGAACTCACCTCTATCTACGACCGAGCCTGGGTTGTTTGAATCGTCGCAAACAATCCTATAATTCTCAAGACCTCTTCTGTTCTGAACATCGCGGAGAACTGGTTCGATCTGGTTCACAAAACTACGTCTAGTGAACGCATCGTTCTGCTCGAAGAGAATGAAGTTTGCTGATGTAGCAAAAGACTTCTCTAGGATGTTGAAGAGTCTTCGCACCTGAATTCTGTCAAAAGCACTTGGTTTGGTCTGAAGTGTCTTGTCTCCCCAGAGAACTGTACCAGAGCCAGGGAAGGCTACGACGTTGTTGACTCCAGCAGAGTAGATAAGATCTCTTGCTGCCTTGGATGGGTTGAATGCTAGTTTGTTGACATTTAGAATGTTTCCTCTAGCATAACCACCTGGCGAGAACCAAGCACCAAAGTCGGTTTCTGTTCTTGCAAGAAGTCCAGCAATGTCGCCGTTTAGCGGAAGCCATCTGGTGATACCGTTGTAACTATCGTTCTGCTGCTTCCAGTTACCATCCATCGCAGCGTATGAAGTATCTCTATTGAGAGTAGCATTTCTGTATGTTCTGATGGTAGACTCAGTAACTTCTGGTAGAGTTGCTTTGTTGGCGAGTGACGCTGTATCAGCGAAACCAGTACCAACTGGCTGCGAAATGACCGCCATGCAATCCTTACGAGTTACTGCTAGATCAACGAGGTGTTTGTTGAGAGCATCATCTGCGTCTCCTGCGATGAGAATACTCACATCAGCAACATCAGGATCGGAGAAGTAAGTTGTCCATGCGTTTTGCTTAATAGAAGAAGTAACCGCAGTACCGTATGCACCACCTGTAATGGTGTAGGTGTATGGACCAAGAATACCCTTGCGTGCGGCAGTAGTTGCTTCGTGTGCGTCTAGAAGAACTCTACTGAAGTTGGTCTTGGTGCTTACGAGGTTTCCGCTTGCATCCAAGTCAGCAGATCCGACTGTAACATCAACACCAAGAGTAAGTCCTTGTGCGCCTATGTTACCAATGTTTCCACCAGACGATCCAAATACACTCTCAAACTCTCCTACAAGAGGATCGATCTTGATATAGTCTGAGTTCGCAAGTTGATACTTGTAGTAAAGTGCAGTTCCGTTGTCATCGACTGCGTTGATGATTGAACTCATTCCTTCAAAGATTTCTAGGACAGAACCACTGGGACCATAAGTTCCCTTTCGGTCGATGACTGCGAGTGAAAGTTCGTCACCAGTAGCACCGAAACGAGCAGCGTATGCAGAAGTTGCTGGTTTAAAGGAGAAGGCATCGGTGAGTGTTCCTGATGGATATGTCATACCAGCACTTACGATTTGAATCTCAAGAGCGCCATTAACTTGTGCGCCTTCGTCTTTGGATCTAAAGGTGAAGAAGGTTTGACCAGATGTAGGGAAATCCGCAGACAAACCAGCAGAACCACTAGTTGCTCCTGCTCCAGAAACGTTTACGACTGTTAGGTTGTTTCCGTACTGTAGGAAGTTATAACAGGTCCACCAATCAGAGCCATAACGCTCAACGCTTGGAGTACCAAATGTTTCCTGTAGTTCCTTGACACTACTAATTAGAGTTCGTTGGTTGACTGGTCCCTTGTCGAAACGCCCGACAAAGGCAGCGGGTGTAGTAGCGACAAGTGATACGATACCAGAGAAATCTGACTCGGTAACGCTTACACTGGGACTTAAAGTAAATGCCATTTTCTATTCTCCTTAGATACGCTGCGTATTCCCTTTATTTATACTTTTGTGTATTTAGAAGAACGATCCTTTATTGGGATCCTCGTCCTTATACCATCTATCTTTTCCATCCCAAACGCCATTTTCTTCACTTCCACTATCAATAAATCCAAATGGAGACATATCATCTTCTAATTGATCAATCTCGTCCTGATATATATCTGTTCTAACATCAACATCTGTGAGGTTCTTAAAGTAGTCTTGCCGTGTTAACCATCCAAACAAAACTAAGCACATTACCAAGTCATCATGGTGTCCATCATCTGCCTCGTATGACTGTTTCTTTGCCACGAATGTGGTGAGTTCTCCCACAATCTCTTGATCTTCTACTATCAGTTTGTCCTCTTCGATGAGACTCTTCAACACAGAACAGCCTAGTTTCTTGACCACCTGTGATGTCCGAACACCAAACTGAACATTCCCTTTACCAAAGCCACCACTAATGGTCTGTCCTTTTCTGCCTTGGTGAGAACACATCAACACGTTTTCATACTCAAGATCTGAATACAAAACGTCTGCTACCTGGCCACCGATATCGTTGATCTCAACAAGGCAGAATGCGTTGTTATACTGCTCTGCTAGTCTTTTAACAACGGTTGGATATACCATTGGTGAAATAAGGTTGTTTCTAAAGCGTGCTACAACTTTATATGGGGGATTTGTTATGTCAATTACACAGAACGCACTGTAGTCCTTTCCCTGACCTCTGGAGGTGTCCACAGTGACAACATAGGTATGACCCTCTATAGGATCATCATAAACACAAAGTCCATCTGAGTTCTTGATCTTAGGCTTCACCCAAGCAAGGGAGTGGATCTTATGTGAGGATATTAACGTATTACTAGAGCCGATAAAGTCACACTCAAACTCCGACTGGAACTGTTGCTCGCTGGTGTTGGCAATAGTTTCATTCATCCATGCCTCATCGCGGAGAGGGCCGCCTGGATATTTGGGAACCTGAGACCAATGTACCTCGATCGGAATGTATTCATTCTTACCAGACTCACCTACTTCTTTAATGGCGTGCTTCCAGTAATGGTAGAACATGTTCAGTCCGTTTGGTGTCGATACCATAAGCACCTTCGTGTTTTGTCCAGATGTCACGGTAGGATATACAGAACTAAAGAACTCTTCGGCAATGTTATTAGGAACGTGAGCAAATTCATCAAGGAAGATCATGTTGAATGAACCACCACGAATTGCAGATGATGATGTCGCAGAGGCAAGAACCTTAGAACCATTCTCTAGGATAATGGATCCCTTGTTCCATTCTACAATTCCCTGCTGTAGCCATAGGGGTAGATACTCGTATGCTAGTTTAAGACGAGATAGGATTTCACGGGAAGTAGCCTGCTTATTAGCGAGGATACCAACGGTCATCGACTGGTTGAATAGAATGTAGTGAAGAATGTAGGATACGATTGTAGTTGACTTACCGCTCTGACGAGGTAGTTTGGCAATAACAAAACGATTGTTGTGAACCTTTTGTACTATATCTTCTTGATAATCATAGAGTTCAAAAGGAATCAAACCTTCGTCTAGAGAGACAACCTTCACATACTCTTTAATAAAGTAGTTCGGATCTTGGGCGCACTTCATGTACTCTTTAATTTGTTCTTTGGTAAAGTTCTGCTCACGCCCCGACTCTTTCAAGTTAGGGTTTCCTAG